TACACGACCTTCTGTTTCCAATAGTCTAGTTGCAACGAATTGCAAGTTCGGTGGAATCACAAGTTTGCGAGGTTTTGCAGCAATCAACAAGCCGCGCTCGTCTGTCCAACCTGCGATCTGAATGATAGCTGCTTCTAGTGAAGTCTCATTCAAGTCTGCCGCAGTTGCTGGCTCATTCGAGTTAGTACCACCACTTACTAGCGGGTGCGCAGTAGAACAAAGTTCCACTCCATCTCCATAAGTAGTGCCAGAGTCAAAGGCATTATTCAAAATTGTAGCTGCCTTAACTTGTTTTGTGTATGCCATAGCACGAGCAAGCGCTTTAGTATAACGAGATGATAGAGAATCATACAAGTTATCCTCAATAGCCTCTTCAGTAACTGAAAAACCCATTGCGATTGTTTCGTGATTATAGCGAGCCGTGAAAGCCTCTTGAGCATTGTCATATTCGATGGCGGAACCCTCGTCTTTGACTGGTGCTGCGGAGAAGCCTGATAGCTTAGTTTCCTCTTCAAAAGAACGGTCAGATGTCTCTGATTCAAAGATCTCTGCGTGCTCCTCACCGTACTTAGCATATTCTAAACCGAATAATGCGTTCAAGCCAGGAAGCAGTTCTTTAAGGAGTTGTGCGCGTGAAATAGCCATTATTTATCTCCTTTATAGGCCAACTGGGTTACGATAAGCATGTCCACCAATGAACACGTTACTACCATTATCAGTATGGGTGCTGAAGATAACAAGCAATTCTTGGAAGGTATCGCTTCCAGTTGCTGTACTATCAACTACATCAATAATATGAAGTGGTAGTGTTGAAGTGGTATTAATGCTGTTGTTAGCAGCTAACTTCGAACGCCCATTAATAGTAGTTAGTGTATTACTAATGATTGAAGTTTTATTACCAATAACAGTTCTTCCCAATGTTGCCATTGTTGTCCCTGAAGAGCAAATAGCTACTTTCATTATTAAGTCAGGGTCATCAGCGACAAACGCCTCAATATCACTAGCAACAGTGCTAGCAGGATACTGATTGTTGAATGTTAGCTGGCTAGTATTCGGGTCAGTATAACTACAACCCATAAAAATACCTAGTGTGCCAGTAGCTGGGAAAGCTGTTGTACTCCCGTCACGCTCAATGGTTCCGTCGTTTACACGTTTTACTAAATCGCCTTTTCCGATAGCTGTACCGTAGTTGCTAGCTATCTTCATTTTCCGAGTAGCGCCTGTGTAAGGACGACCACCAATCAGGCCAACGGGAACAAGCCCATAAGGGGCATCTATAGTTGGATAAGCCATATCCAATTCTCCTTTGATCTAAATTAATTGCCTTTACCAAAAGTGACCTTAGATTTCCTGTCGTGAAACAAGGGCATCCTAGGGTCGTTCTCTCGCATGAGGTTGTTGTCTACCGAATGTATCTGGCTGTCTGTCTGCTGCTTATAATATGAGTTGCGTTCATCAACCAATTCGACAGGAGCTTTACATAACATCAAACCACCTATTATAACGTTTTCTGCAAATCTTTCGTTTTCTACAGATACCATTGTAATTTCTGGGTGGTCAGAGGCTTTTACAGGCTCCCAACCTTCACGTAATTTTGAGGAAACATTTGTAGCGTCCGTCTGCCCTTGATTGCTCGTTCTTATCCATCGAAATGCGTATCCTGGTTGTGGAGTCGGTGAAGGTAATACTTCAGGACGAGTCCATGCCTTTTTACGAACTGTATTCTCACGGGTAGTCATCTCACGATCTATGCGATTTTCAACCATTTTCTTTCCTCATATCTATTGCAACCTGTTTGGCGTATTGTTCTGGAGTTAGTCCCAACCTTTTAGCAAGAGTGACTTGTGTTTGCGATAATACCACCTTTTTGGGTGACGTGCTCCGCGTAGCGGGTGCAACCACATTGGATCTTCTCTTAGGCTTTTCTGCCTCCGTTTCTGCAACTTCTCCCTCAAATTGATCGGGGAAGAATTGCCGCATACGAGTATTTAATGCCTCGTAGTATTCATCACTCTGCAAGTCTACACCTTGCCTAGCCAATCTATCATGTGTGACCATTGCCATAGCTGTCATTTCTCTACCTGTCTCATCAGTCGATCCGTACCAAGGGTTTTTATCTGCCCATTCTAATGCTTTTGGATCTACTGCAGGTTCTTCTACAGCGGTCTCTTTAGGTAATGCTACAGGCGTTTCATCTTCCTGTAAAGGTCGAATTTTATAATTATTTAACTTATCAGTTTTAATCTTAGCAGCCGTTAAGCTTTCTTGTGCTGTAAGAAGTAAATCTGAATCTCCAGCTTCATACGCTTGTTTATATGCTTTCTTAGCAGCATCGAGCTCAACCGATGCGCCCTTCTTAGCTTGTTCAAGCATTGCTGTTTGGTTTTTGTTAACATTACCTTTTAGTTTTTTGTTTTCATCAACAAGAGATTGCGCAAGAGTTTCTAATTCTTGTTTCTCTCTAAACGCTGCTTCTTTAGCGCGTCTCTCGTCGTGGTAACCTTTACTAAAATGTTGGATTCTTTTACGAACTTTTTCAGAGTAATCTTCTAACTCCTCTTCAGTAACATCTTCTGGTGGTTCAGAAGCTTTACGATTCCTATCCGCTTTAGGAGTATCATCAACAACTTCAATCTCTACTTCTTTTTCAGGAGTAGGTTCAGCTTTAGCTTCTTCTTCCTTTTTTTCAGGTTCTTCTCTAACTAAATCAACTTCTATTGCACTAGAACCTTCTACTTCAATATCTAGGCTTTTTTCTTCCTCGTCAGGGAAGGCGTACTCAACTTTTTGAAATGGCATTTTTTATTTCCTTATGCTCGTGTCACACCACGGGGGTCGTCTACTACAGCTTCGATTGAATCATCGTTCATCAAACGATACTCAACTCCACCAACTTTAAATCTTGTGCCTGTATTTGCACGAAACATTACGTAGTCTCCTGGTTTACACCAAGGTTTATCTCCGAAACGTTCCTTATCTGAATAAGCTTGATCGCCCATATCTAATACAAGTCCTATGATCGACATAACATGCTCTTGGTGCATAGTTGTAGATGTCTTTAATATCTTAGTGTTTTCATAGGTTTCTTCTATTTCAGGCATGGCAACAAGCAAACGGTATCCTACAGGTATAGGTAGTTGTACCTCTAGTTCTTGTTCCGTCATTTCTTCAGGTATTAGTTCTGCTACTTTAGTCATCATCATCATCTTCCATATAGTTGCGCGAGAGGTCTTCTATGTATTGTATGCTGGACTCAAGACCCCGTATCAGTCCAGTAACTTCCTTATACTGAGCAAAGTCTTTTGGACCCCCAGAAGTAAGAAATTCAGTTGCGTTGACTTTTTCAGTCACGATTCGTTCTTTAAGCACGTCGAAGACGGTTTTTGCCATTATTGTTTCCTATTCCTACCATTTTGCATTGTTTTTACAGTCTCAAGATCAATCTTTGCGTTAGATGCTCTTCTATCTGCTGCCATCTTTACACCTGACTTCTGAGCGTCCATCATCATCTCTTGCTCTTCAAGCTCAAGTTTCCGAGTATCTATCATAGCATCGACTTTATCTTTCTGAGTCTTACGCTCTACATCTTGCTGTTTGATCTGTACTTCTTGTTGTTTAATCTGCACCATAGGATCTTGTGCCTGTTGCTGCGCTTGCTGCTGCGCCGCCTGTTTCTGGTGTTCTTGTGCAAGTTGCACACCTGCTTTAGCTACAAGCCGAGCTAAATCTACTTCAACTTCTTCTGGTAGATTAGCGTTAGGTATTGGTAGATCGACACCCAAACGTTCTTCAATATCCCTACGATACTTAAACCCAAGATGTTCAGCTATGTGTGATTGAAGTGATGCCATAATCTGTTGTGCCTGCGGGTTCTGCCCGATAGTCTGCGCTATCATTGGATCTTGCATAAAGGATGTATGTGTTGCGATATGAGCTTCGTGATCTTGGTAGATAAACGCCTTCATTGGTTTACCTGTCAATGCTGCCATATTCTCACTTACAGGGTCTGCAGGTTTCATATCATCTGTAACGGGTACAAGTTTATCTGCATTTTTAACTCCTAACACTTCTATCATTTGTCTGTGTAATTGAGGTAAGTCATATATTTGTGGTGCTTGTTGTGACATCTGCAAGATAGCTTGGTACTGTACAACACGTTGTGCCATAGTAGAACTGTTAGGGTCACTCACTGGTATCACATCAATCATCA